TTACAAGCAGGATGTCGGCAGTTCGATCCTGTCATCGTCCACCATACCAGACGAAAGCGAACTTTTTATCACTTGCATGTTGTTGAGTGTTGGAGGTTCGCTTTTGTAGTTATAGGCTATCTCTAGATGGTCGTCATATATTGTAATCTGCCGGATGAAGGTATCAATCATCCGTTCACGGGAGGCTGCTGCAGAGTGGTCTCCCTTTAATATTTTATGCAGGAAGAATTTGATATGGTCCTCCGTGATCACGAAGGCGGGTTTCTTTAGTTCCTCTATAGCGATGTCCTGCTTTAGTTTCTCAATCTGATTTTCTACATCCGTGATGGCTGCATTCATAGATGCTGAGTGTAGGCCGGAGGCAATGGCCTTCATGTAGTTATTGAGCTCAGTTTCTTTAGCTATAAGGTCGCTCTTTAATCGCTCCAGTGTATTATCCTCAACCTGTGGTATATTTTGTGCTCGCACTGCCTGTTGGGCGATTTTATTGATTATGAATTCATTCTGCAGCATTTTGTATGTGTGCTCGATTACTAAATTCTCTATATCGGCGCAGCGGATATTCTTAGCATCACAGCTGTTATGCTTGCGTCGGTTATAGCATGCGTAATAATAGTGAGTGCTGCCGTTGGATGATCGGGCAGACATTCCGATGTAGGCCGCGCCACATTTACCGCAGACTAATTTAGTTGATAGCTGATATATTTCACTTTTGCTATTTTTTTTCTTAGTTCTCAATTTTCTCAACTCCTGGACGTGATAGTAGGTTTCGTAATTTATAATCGCTGGGTAGCAACCCTCTATCCGGATATCCTTCCATATGAAGGTGCCGGTGTATTTTTCTTTGTCGAGAATTCCAGCGATTGACTGCATGGTGAATGGCTTACCGCTTTTTCTTTTATATCCCATTGCATTGACTTGTCTGGCGATAGTCTCCATCCTGTAGCCGTTGATATATTCAGTGAAGATGTACTCGACCATCGGCTTATACTTCTCGTCGATGATTAGCTTTTTATTCTCATCTAATTTATAGCCTTGAAGGACAGTGCCGCCTGGCCAGACCCCTTTTAAGGCATTTTCAGTCATCCCGCGCGTAACCTTTACGGAGAGTTCTGCGGAGTAGTATTCCGCCATGCCTTCGAGTACGGATTCCAGGATGATGCCGCTTGGGTCATCGGTGATATTCTCTTTGGCCGAGATGACCTTTACTCCATTCTTTTTTAGCTTAGCCTTGTACATCGCGGAGTCATATCGGTTGCGGCTGAACCGGTCTAGCTGGTAGACTAGCACATACTCGAAGCTGTCTTTGGCGCTGTCCTGAATCATCTTTTTAAATTCTGGTCGGTGGTCGGTCCTGGCAGACATGGCTCGGTCGACATATATCTTAATTATTTTTAAATTTTCATTTTCTGCGAACGCAGTGCATTCGCGAATCTGACCTTCAATACTTTCGTCGCGCTGCCGGTCGGAAGAGTATCGGGCGTAGATTACACAGTTTTTGCTCATAAAATTAGCACGCTCCTTTATTTTGGCATAGTAATTCTCCATAGAGCGTGCTATAATTTTTGTAGGCTTAATTATGCGCGCCACCCTATGGTGCGTAAGTCATCCCTCATCCCGTTGCACCGGGGTGGGGGATTTTTTATTTTAGATTCGATAGTTGGTGCCTTTAAGAACTTTCCAGCCAATTAAGAATCCTTCAATTTGTCGTTGTGCGAGGGCTCTTTTATCAGTAGTCAGGAACTTATCCCATTGCGCGTTTGGACCTGACTTAATATATATTGCATTAGGCTCACTCCAAGGATGATAGTACCACCGCGTTCCATACCTCACTATTGGATTACCTGGTTTATCGAAGTTTACTTCAATCCAGTTGTATGCGAATAAGATGCCCTTTTCATCATCCTGCAGGGCGATTATGGAGCTACGATCCATATATGTGGCCCATCCCTGGCGAGCACTAAGAATTGGGTAATTCTCATCATTATTGTAATATTCCTGATAAGGTGCATATACTGGTTTTCCTAAAAGGTCCGCTGCATGTATCGAGAATGTCATGCTCATGAATAGCGTCGTGATTAATAAGATTCTTCCTAGCATGGTTGTCACTCCTTTTTTATAAGAACACGTTGTACATCACTACGCGACCGATGAGTTTAAGATTTTCGGAATTCTCGTAGCTGAATATTATGTCGGTGAAGCTGGGACAGCTGCTATCCGGTCTAAAGATGAACCGCTCGTTCATGGTATCGTTGTAATAGCGCTTTACCGTATATTCACCGTCATTGCTGATTACCACAATGTCGCCATCGTGCAGGTCGGTAAGTTCTATGTCAGTTTTAACCGCGATTATGGATTCGTGCTCGATTACTCGATTCATCGATTCGCCGTTGACAGTCATAAGGAGTATATTCTTATTCCCCGCATAGCGTCCGAGCATGGCATCTGGCACGCTGATCTGTGGCAGGTTGCTGATGGACTCTATTTCACTAAGAGCCCCTGCCGAGACAGAATAAGGCACCATTGTGTAGTGGTGCGATGGTAAAAAATTAATGGTCTCTTTGGCTTTTTCTGCATCCACATCCCACCCCATAAGATATTCTGGAGTCGTCTGCAAAATCGTAGCTATTGGTGGTAATGATGAGATTGGAATTTTATCGATATCTTTACTTTCATATCTATAATATGTAGCGCGTGAGACTGTCACGCCTAACTTTTTTAGTTCAGAAATCATCCTATCGACTGATAGGCCCATATCTAATCTGCGTTGTTTTATGCGTTCGTGGACTTCCATTTTTGCACCTCCTTCTTGAGATAAAGTATATCATTAATGTTTCAAAAATGCAACAATAACATTCTAAGCGGAATAAAATAGTTTCAAAAATGCGAAAAAAGTCTTGACTAAAGATTTCAAATAGCTTACACTTAGGTTGTATCAAAAATGCGAAAGGAGGCGATATATTGAATGTCGATAAATTTAAAGGCAAGGTAGTCGAAAAAGGATTTACCCTTGGTACATTTTGTGATGCGGTCGATATTCCAAGAGTCACTTTATATCGGCGCTTAACCAAGGGCGGCGATGATTTCACTATTGGAGAAGTTAAGAAAATAGTAAATAGCTTGGAACTGAGCAACACGGAAGCTATCGAAATTTTTTTATAACTTTAATCTCAAAAATGCGACAGAGAGAAGGTAATTTGTGTGAAGTCATTTGATGAGTGCCTGGGTGAACTTGCGCTGGAGGTTGTGAAGGCATTCCGGCGTAACCCTGAATGGTTAGCTGAATTTGAAGAGTGGAAGGCTATGCAGAAAGGTGGTGAATTGAATGTCCGAGTTGAACATTGATTTTTTCATAGCGGGTATCATCGTTGGAGCGTTGTTCATGTTCTGCTTGATTGCAATCCTGGCGAGCTGGGATAACGACGATGATCTCTACGAAGAATACGAGGACGAAACTCCGGTTATTAGACCTGCAATTGAGCCGGTGATTGAACCAGCTATTATTGGTACCTATAAAGTACCTCGTGCCTACGATCAAGAAAAAGACCTTAGCTTTGGCGGGTATCGTTTCAATCGAAAAAAATAGCCCCTCAGCCACTGGCATGGCTAAAGGGGCAAACTAAAATCTAGTTACATTTATTATATCACAGGAGTGCGACATGATGGAATTCAAATTTGACGGGTCGACCGTCGAGAACTTAAACAAGAAAATTATTAAATATCTCAATGCTATGGGGCTGGAGGTCGTTCCGGCAGACGAATTAGCTGTATTGAAGTCCGGTAAAAAAATGAACGAAGTAGAAGCTGCCACGGTAGCTCCAGAACCTGTTGAAGAAGAACCTCAGCCTGCAGCTGCGGAGCCTGTGGATGAACCTGTGGATAAAGCAGAAGAGTCTCACCAGGCTGTATCTTTAAAAGATGCAATTAATTCTTTACGCCAATGGGCGAACGAAGACCCCAAGGCCCGCAATCCAATTGTATTAGACTGGATGTCGAAAAAAGGGTTCACTGGAGATACTTCGTTCTGGTCTAAGGCTCCAGAATCCTGGGCGCCTGAAATTATGGCATTAATGCAGTAGGAGGTTCCATGAGATTATTAAAGTTAAAGCTAAAGAATTTTAAAGGCATTCGAGACTTTGAAATGGCGATGCCTGAAGGCCAAACGTCGATGTCTGTGTACGGTGATAATGCTACCGGCAAGACTACATTGTTTGACGGCTTTTCCTGGTTGCTCTTTGGTAAAGATAGCCAGAACCGGACGAACTTTGAAATAAAAACCCTCGGTGCAGATGGTAAGCCGATTGCTAATATCGACCATTCAGTGTATGCGGAGTTTGAAACAGATAACGGGCAGCTCAGCCTGGAGCGTGTGTATCGTGAACGGTATCAGAGCAAGCGTGGCTATGAAGAAGTCCTGGCTGGTCACACTACGGACTACCTCATCAATGGGGTTCCAGTGAAAGAGCGTGAATATAAGCACTATATTGATAAGTTGATCCCGGAGAATATATTCAAGCTGATTACTAATCCGTTGTTCTTCAACGAGCAGCTCAAATGGGAAGATCGCCGCCGTATTTTAATGGAAATCTGCGGTGAGGTGTCCGACGAAGATATTATTCGTCGGAATGAAAACTTGAAGCCGCTGCTGGATATGCTCACCGGTAAGACGGTTGACGATTTAAAGAAAATCATCGCATCGAAGCGCAAGGCTATCAAGGATGAGCTCGATATGATTCCGGCGAGAATCGATGAGCTGGTTCGGACGTTATCGAAAACCAATATTGACTACGCTGCAGAATTGCAGCGCCGTGAGAAATTTGTTGCAGAACTAGCGGTGCTGCAGGAGCAGAAAGCTCGGTTGCGTTCCGGTGGCGCTTTAGGTGAAACTCAGTCGCAGCTGATTTTGGTAGAGACTAAACTCAAGGCCCGCAAGGAAGATGTGGAGTCAGAATGGCGCAAGAGCGATGATGCCTACCATACAAAGAAACGCGAGTTAACGGACGAGCTGGCCCGGAATAATCGTTTGATGGATGATATGAAATCTCAGATTAATATCCAGAGACAGTTAATGCAGGAAGCTCACGATCGAGGCGTGGAAGTCAATAAAGAATGGAACGACTATAATAGCCGTTCATTTGAGTTCGTCGATAAGACCGAGTGCCCAACTTGCCATCAGTCTTTACCGGAGGACCAGGTTGCAGCTGCACGAGAAAAAGCCCTTGCAGACTTTAATCTCAAAAAGTCTAAGGAGTTGATGGAACTAAAAAGACGAATCAAACAACAGACTGATCAATATAGCCAGCACAAAGCCAATAAAGAGAACTCCGAGAAGGCGCTGGCAGAACTCACTTTGGTTGTTGGTGCGGTTGAAAATGATTTGGCCAAGCTGGAGGGTGAGCATTTATTCACAGTGAAACCGGATGTCGCTACTGATGCTGAATATGGACAGCTACTTACTCAGCAGTCCGAGCTACGGGAGAAATTGGCGAACCTGGACACTACGATCGTAGATGAAGAGTCCGAATTGGCCCGGAAGATTAGCGAACTCAACCAAGAGATTGCTGTGGCTAGCAATAACATGGCCACCTCTGAAAGCACTAGCCAAGCCAAGGCACGGGTTAAAGAACTCGAAGAGCGACAGCTTGAGTTGCGTCGAGACTTTGATGCAGTCCTGGACCAGCAGGTGCTCGTTGAAGAATTCATGATGGCTAAGGTTGAAGCGCTGGAATCCGTCGTGGCAGATAAGTTCAAACTTGCCCGGTTCAAATTATTTGAGCAGCAGGTGAACGGTGGAATTAAAGAGTGCTGCGAGACCCTCTATAAAGATGTGCCTTACAGCAGCATGAATAATGCGGCCCGAATCAACGTCGGTCTAGATATTATTAATACCTTGACCGACCACTATAAATTATCGGCTCCGGTATTTATCGATAATGCCGAAGCGGTCACTCAGTTTATCGATTGTAATAGTCAGGTGATTAGATTAGTTGTGTCGAGTAATCACCGTAAGTTAATGATTAATTAAGGAGGAAGTTATGAGTAATGTAGTAGAAAGTAAGCAAGAATTGACCATGTCGCAGAGATTCGTGAACATGGTAAATAAAGAGTTGTCCAGTGTTGGTGGCGGAGCGGTTATGCCGCTCACGGATCATCAGAAGCGGCTCGGTCAAAGTTACTTCATGGTCATCGATAGCGTCTTGGGGCAGGCTGAAGAAAAGCGCATGAAGAAGTCGGAGAAATATCGTGAGGCCCTGGCCTATACTTGGAATAATGTGGACCTGGAATTGCTTGCTCGTGATGTTGTATCTGCCTGCCGCCTTGGTTTGGACCCGGCGCAGAGTAACCATATTTTCCCGATTCCGTATAAAAATAGTCATACTAATAAATACCACATGGTGTTTTTGAAGGGGTATAAAGGGCTTGAGCTCATTGCTAAAAAGTATGCCTTGGAACCTCCGAAGGCCATTATCACCGAGTTGGTCTATGAGAAGGATACCTTCCGGATGGTGAAGAAGGACAGTTCTCATTCCTATGAAAGCTATGAATTCGAAATCGGAGACCCATTCGACCGTGGTGAGATTCGAGGCGGATTCTATTTTCTGGATTATGGTATTTCGGACCCTCGTAATAAAGTGGTGGTCATGACATTGGCTGATATTCTTAAACGTAAACCGGCCAAGGCCAGTCCTGAATTCTGGGGCGGAGAAAAAGCCGTATACACCAACGGCAAGCCAAGCGGTAAAGAAGTAGTAGAAGGCTGGTTCGCAGAGATGTGCCTGAAAACGATCAAGCGTGCTGCCTATAATAGTCTGACTATCGACACTAGCAAAATCGATGCCGACTACATGAACTTGAAGGCTGCTGAATCTGACTTCCTAGATAGCGAAGTCGCTCGTGAGGTTGAAGTTAATGCCAATGTTGAGGTTATTGATATTGAGCCTACGCCAGCTGAAGAGCCGAAGCAGATTGATAATAAATCCTTGTTCATGGATCCAGTGACCGGTGAGGTTGTGGCTGAAGGGACTGAGGGGGCTGTCGATATGTTCGCAGCTCCGGATGCAAATGCTTAGTATTAAGAGCTTTGGCTCAGGCTCGAATGGGAATAGCTACCAGGTGACAGATGGTAGCTGCTCTCTAATTATCGACGCGGGCGTTCCGTTGCGGACGCTTAAGCGTAAGGGCCTGGGGCATATAGATTCTATTGCAGGCGTTCTGGTATCACACCGCCACGGCGACCATTGTCTTTATATTAGTGATTACCTGAAGCTGGGCGTTCCTTGCTACATGAATGACGACACTATTGATTTTCTGAAAGTTGGAACTCATCACTGGGTGCATAAGCTGGAGCCTAAGCAGGTAGTTGATATTGGTCCGTTTAGAGTGCTGCCGTTCCCACTGGAACATGATGTGCCGAACTACGGGTTCCTGATCCAGTGTGGTTCTGAGAAGCTGGTTTATATCACGGACAGCTACTATTGCCATTATAAGTTCCAAGGGCTGACGCACATTATGGTGGAAGCCAACTATAGCTTTGAAATCTTAAATGCGAATGTCCGGGAAGGCCGGATAAATAATCAGTTCCGGGACCGCTTAATCAAAAGCCATTTTGCGCTAGAGAATACACTTAAGTTCCTAGCGGCGAATGACCTTCAGTATGTGCAAGAAATACACCTACTGCATCTGTCGGATCGCAATTCCGATGCTGAATTGTTTAAAAATAAAGTTGCTGCGGCGACCGGCAAAGTCGTCTATATTGCAGAATAGGAGTGTGTATGTTAATTAAAAGTTTACAAATGACAGCTGACAGTATTGCAATTAATTATGCGTATGAGCAGGCGAATGGCTGCATTGACCAGCTATCGCTCAAAAGTAAGGACCTACCGAGTTCTGAGCTGCGAGAAGCATTTGCAGCGCTCAAAGATATTTTCCTGATTCAGTTTAGAGAGTTCTGCGACCTATCTGAAACCTTATGGGTGTTTAAGGTTAACTTTAAATATGATGAACTTGAGTTCGATCAGCTGAGCCTTACGGGTTCGTTAACCTTTGAAACCGGACGTTCGATATCCTTCAACACCTCGTGGTGGTATCCGGACGAGAAATTGATTAGTGTTGAGCGTCTCCTCGAAGAGGCGAACCGTTATGTGAAGGGGAAGCGTGCGCAAACTAATTTGTTTGAAGTAGCTGAAAAAGCGAAGTGATGTAGCTATGGCCAGACCATTGAAGAACGGTTTGGATTACTACCCCTTGAACGTAGATTTTTTTAGTGACATAAAAGTTCGCCGGCTGATTAAGGCTGGTGGATCACAATCCATCTCCATAATAATCGCCCTGCTCGGTAATATCTATCGGGACGAAGGGTATTACATGAAGTGGGATAACGATATGCCTTTTTTAATTGCTGATCTAGTTGGGGTTACTGAGGGCGCAGTCATGGAGACGGTTAATAAGGCCGTTCATATTGGATTCTTCCACGCGGGACTTTTTGAAACTTATAAAATCTTAACTTCAAAGGGAATTCAGGCTCGATACTTAGAGGCGGTTAGCCGTAGACGACAAGTTTTTCTCATAAAAAATTACTTACTTTTGGACGTTAATGTATACAATAATGTAGTTTTAGATAATGTTATTGATGACGATAATGCAGTTAATGTATACAATAACTCGGTAAATGTAGACAGAAGTACACAAAGTAAAGTAAAGGAAAGTAAAGTAAAGAAAAGTAAAGTAGTAAATACATTGTCGGGAAACCCGACTTTGGAATCGAAAAAGAATATCGTGGTTGAGGTTGTTGAGTTTTTAAATCAGCAGACCGGTGCTCGTTATAGAGCGAATACTCCGAAGACTAGGCGGCTTATTGAAACTCGAATCAAGGAAGGCTTTGGCCTGGATGACTTCAAAATTGTTATTGCTAAGAAGTCGAAGCAGTGGCTGCATGATCCGAAGATGTCAAAATATCTCAGACCAGAAACTCTATTCGGGACTAAGTTTGAAGGGTATCTCAACGAGTCCGAAACTTATAGGTTGTCGGATCCATATGCCGCATTGATGGCTGAATTGGAAGGTGGTGATGATGGTGGCGAACCAGAAACAATTGACGTTAGCTACGTTGCTACCTCTGACCCGCGCGTATGATTTACGCCTGGAACCGCGAGCACTCCAGGAGAAGCTGCGTTTATATACCGAGATGCTGCAGGACATTCACCCTGCAGCGCTCCAGGTCGCTGTGAAAGATGTAATCTGTACCGAGCGATTTTTTCCGTCGGTCTCTACGATCAGGGAGAAAGCATTATCGGTGATGGCCTATGTAACCGGCACTGGTTATATACAGGCAGACGAGGCTTGGTCGATGGTGCTGACTGCAATCCAGAAAGGTGGATTTGAAGGCGGTCGAAGAATGCTGCCGGCTATGCTGTGGAAGATAGCAGAGAACTTTGGCTGGCGTGATTTATGTTATGGCGATGAAGTGTCGCTATCTACTAAACGGGCGCAGTTCATGAAGTTCTACGACGCTGAGGTTAAGCGCCGAGTCGATTGTGAGCGATTCACGAAGATGGTGGAGAGCTCACCGGTGTTATCGCAGCTCATGCAGCAGTGCGTAAAGGCCGAAGAGCAGAAGCTGTTGGAGGTGTCTTTTGATGTGGATGTCGAAGAAAAAGAGCCTGTGCCTGATGTAGGTGTGCATGATTATGAAAGCCTAAAACGCTATATGACGAAGAAGGGCATGTTTAAAGACTGAGGGGTATCGCATGAAATTTGTAATTGTTGGAAGACCTGCGACGAAGAAAAATTCTGGACAAATCATTAATTTGAAAGGCCGGCATATGATGCTCCCCTCTAAGACGTTTCTTCGTTATGAAAGAGAGGCAAAGAAAATCCTTCAGGCTCAATATAATCGTTCGCCGATTACGGAACCGGTCATTGTTACTTGCCAATACTGGCTGCCTAATAAACAGCATTGGCCGGACCTAGTTGGTCTATTGCAAGCGACGTCGGATATATTGCAGGCTGCAGGTGTTATTAAGGATGACCAGCAGATTGTGCATTACGGTGATAGTCGAATTGTTGGAATAGATAAAGCTAGACCTCGTGCTGAAATAGAGGTGGTGAAGTTAATTTGTGATTAAAGATAAGATTATTTTGGATGCTTGCTGCGGGAGCAGAATGATGTGGTTTGATAAAAATAATTCCAAGGCCTTATTTATGGATAACCGTGAATTAGTGGAGCGGTTGTCGGACGGACGAGCCTTGGAAGTTTCACCAGATATTGTCGGAGATTTTAGAAACATGCCGTTTCCGGATAATTCTTTTAAGTTAGTACTGTTTGATCCACCGCATTTAATAGAAGCAGGGCATAATAGTTGGTTAGCTAAGAAATATGGAACACTCGATAAAAATTATTGGAAGGATGATATTTCAAAAGGATTTGTAGAGTGTTTTAGAGTTTTAGAGAAACATGGCATCTTAATTTTTAAATGGTCAGAGCATGAAGTATCAGTAAAGGATATATTGCCTTTAGTATCAACAAAACCTCTCTTTGGGACTAGACGTGGAAATGGCATTTTCTTAGTTTATATTAAATCAGAATGAGATTAAATTAGATCCAAAAGGAGATCAAAATGATTAAATTTGGTCAAAATGTATACAGAGAGCATTACCTTTTTCGATTGCCAGACGGATTCATGGTCTCAGTTGCAAAAGGGTATTATTCTACATACGGTGGCGATAAGGGGTTTTGGGAAATGGCCATAATCAATCCTAAAGGTGGCATTGATTATGATGTTGACGAGGATATTTTCCGTGGCGATGTACTTGGATATTTAACGGATGTTAATGTTATCGATATTTTGTCCGAGTTAAAACGACGTCATAAACATCGACGCACAATCACTCATATGTTTAATACGGTTATTTTAAGAGATGAGGAATCAGATTGAGACGTAGAAGGCAATATTTATCGGTGCTGCGGACGATGACCGAGCGGCAGGCAAAAGAAGCTGCGGACCGTTTCGAGGAGCGAATTGTCCAACGTGAAAATTGGTACGAATATATGGATGAGTCCAATCTTTTAAGCTGCTACTGGATAGACATCTACTGGCGGAATCGGAATCGCATGGGGCTCTATTCATTGTCGGAGGTCATCGCTGCGGGCGCATATGAAGTTATGGATGTGAGGACAGTAAAATTATGAATAAGGATTTAGTGAAAGCCATTGAGCTTTATTTTAAAAGATTCGCTGATTCGTATATTTCACGGATTGGACGCGCTATTGTGTATGTCACTAGAGGTAGCACCCTGGTGAGCGTTAGTACTATGGATGGTAAAGATTTTTTCTTGAATATTTTCATGGCTAACGACAAGGAGTTCTGGAATGATTTGTTATTTATCCCACCCGTACGGCGGTGATTCTCGAAATCTTAAACGGATTCAGGTGCTTATTGCGATGCTGCATGAGGCGAATCCGGATGACCTTGTTATATCTCCGGTGCCGATGTGGTCTGAGTTGTATAAGGTTATGGACTACATTGATGGACTGGATATGTGTCTCGAACTAATCGGGACGTGCGACAAGTTTTACTTGGCCGGAGACTGGACTCAGTCTAAAGGCTGTATTGCTGAACGTGCATATGCACTGGCCCTGGGAATGGAAATTATTGAACTAGAGGGGGATGGTGTGTATGACTAAAGAAGAAATTATCAAACTAGCGTCAGAGACCGCTATTAATGTTTACATAAAAAAGCATGAGCAGCAGCGTCGAAACCAAGCGAAGCATGCTATCGAAAATACCAAGCGCCTGCTGCGGGAATATCAGAATTTGAAGACCCATTGCGAAGAGGCAATCTTTTCTGCGGAGGATTCGGTGCCTACATCCCTTGGTCTAATTCTTACCGAGATATTCGACTCGAATGGTTTTATTAAGTTCCAGGCGCTGATGTCGAGTAAGAAGCGGACGGAGCTCATGTTGGAGCACATCGATGCGATGCTCACGATCTACCGTGCGCGGTGCGAAAGTCAGAATAAAATAAATTATGATATTCTCAAATATTATTTAATTGATGGACGTGAGATGCTGGATGTTGTGGATGGGTTATTCATACCTGTATCAAAATCAACCGGGTACCGGGCTTTGAAGCAAGGTTTGGAGGATATGGCGGTGCTGTTGTTTGGCGTCTATAGCATGGGGGCTTGACAAGATTGACAGTAAATTGACATTGACATGACAATTTTAAGGATTTATAATGATAGTGTGAAATAAATGTAATGAATCGTTTCACTCCTTAACTTAATAATCGATTGAGACACGTAAAGTAGGCACCCGTTGTGGTGCCTATTTTATTTTGTAAGCGAAAGGTGGAATATTAATGGTTGCTGTGCATTGCGCGTTTGATGAAATGATGCCGATTGAATCGGTTATCCCCAATCCGCGAAACCCAAATACGCATCCGGATAAGCAGATTAAGCTGCTTGCTAAAATTATTAATACGCAAGGCTGGCGAGCTCCAATCACGGTTTCAAAACGCTCCGGGTTTATTGTAAGAGGTCATGGTCGACTGCTAGCTGCACAACTCTTAAATCTGGAGACGGTGCCGGTGGACCTCCAGGACTACGAAAGCGAAGCTGCTGAATGGGCAGACCTAATCGCTGATAATAGACTGGCGGAGCTGGCGACTATTGATGACTCTCTGCTGGCTTTATTATTGAAAGAGGCCGACGATATGGTCGAGCTTACCGGTTATACGGCGAATGAAATTGACCGCATTCTGGGAGAAGCTGAAAGTAGTGTTGTCCAGGACGATAACTTTGATGTGGAAGGGGCAGTTGATTCTGCGACTAAAAATACCATAACCCAGCCAGGTGATTTATGGATCCTGGGTCCGCATCGATTATTGTGTGGAGACTCAACTTCCGTGGAAGACGTATTGCGTCTACTAGGGGGGGACGAAGCGGACATGGTATTTACCGACCCTCCATATAATGTTGCCTACGAGGGCGGCACCGGATTAACTATCATGAACGATTCTATGGCCGACGATGACTTTTATAAATTCCTTTTGGCTGCATTTAAGGCCATGAACAAAGGTATGAAACCAGGTGCTCCTATTTATGTGTGCCATGCTGATGGCGCCGGTAATGCGTTCCGAAATGCATTTTGTGATGCAGGGTTATTACTTAAGCAGGTGCTTATTTGGGTGAAGAATTCATTCGTTCTTGGTCGTCAAGATTATCAGTGGATGCATGAGCCTATTCTTTACGGGTGGAAACCAGGTGCGTCGCATAAGTGGTATGGCGGTCGCAAGCAGGGAACGGTGATTGATGATTTGTTGCCGGTCGAAGTTGAAAAGTCCGGGGATGATTATTTATTGCATTTGAAAACGGATACGCAGCATATCGTGATTAAGACTGACCGGTTCGAGGTTCTCTATAATGAAGGCACCGCCCTGGATACTGTCTGGCGTGTGAATAAGCCGCTACGGAATGGTGAGCATCCAACCATGAAACCTATTGAGTTGTGTGCTCGTGGTATTCAGAACTCATCGCGTGAAGGTGACATTGTCCTGGAGCCATTCGGCGGTTCCGGTTCTACTCTTATTGCGAGTGAGCAGACGGGGCGTCGCTGCTGCGCTATGGAACTGGATCCAGTGTATTGTGATGTCATCGTTAAGCGCTATTCCGAGCTAGTTGGTTCATCTCATGCAATACGTGTAATTCGTGGTAATACCGAAATTTATCTTGTGGAACTACTTGAGAATTAACTGAGAATAAGTTAATATACAACAAATGAAAGATAAGAGAACAGATTCTATTATTGGAATATGATAGAGGGGAAGCGTATGAAAAAGACGATATTGTTCGAGTACAAACGAGGTTAAAAGAAATCGGTTATTTGAATAAACAGATTAACATTTTGCAAGATTTGGAAGGTATGTATTTTTAAAATATGAGCAGTGGTTTTTACCGCTGCTTTTTTTGTTTATGCAAAACAAACAATTTGAAGCGAGGTGGTGAGTGTGTAGTGCAACATGAGGACGCCTACAGGGACAAGCAAAGTGGTATGACTTATCAGAAGATTGCTGATAAGTACGGTGTGTCAGTCTCTACGGTAAAGTCCTGGGCGACCAGATATTGGAAGGTTGCAACCAAGGAGAAAAAAGTTGCAACCAAACCTAAGAAGGTTGCAACCAAAGTCGGAGCTCCGAAGGGGAACCGAAACGCTGTAGGTCATGGTGCTCCGTTTAAGAATCAGAATGCGACGACGCACGGTCTGTTTGCAAAATATTTACCGAAGGAGACTTTGGAAATAGTGATGGACGTGCAAGAGGCTAGCCCTTTGGATATTCTTTGGGGCAACATACAGATTAAGTTCGCGGCAATACTCCGGTTGCAGAATCTAATGTATGTCGAGAGTGCTGCCGATAATATATCGTATCGAACGACTAAAACTACCACCAAGGTAACAGGCCTTGGTCGTGAGACCACTGCAGCTGCAGAGGACCATGTAATATCTGCGGTCGAGCGTGAAGAGAAATTCATTAATGTCCAGGCTCGCGCGATGGATACGCTCACTCGCATGATCCGGCAGTACGAAGAATTGTGTCGGAGCCCTCTGGCAACCGAAGAGCAGCGGTATCGTATTAATAAGTTAAAGACCGAGGTCGAGGTCATGAAGTTGAAGGATGATGTGGAGGACACTACGGATATCTCTCCATATATTGATGCATTGAATGGACGAGTAGAGGAGGCTTGGGCGGATGCAGAAACCGGTAATATCAAGGAAGACGCAGAAGCGTAATTCGTCGTTTGAATGGAAACCATTTTCTCGGCGCCAGCTGCAGGTGCTCACCTGGTGGTTGCCCAAGAGCCCTTATTATGACTACGACACCATTATTGCTGACGGGAGCATACGTTCCGGCAAGACGGTATCGATGATTGATTCATTCGTAACTTGGTCGCTGGCTACGTTCACCGGTGAGGCCTTTATAATGGCGGGTCGTTCTATGGGCGCACTCAAGCGAAATGTGATTAGACCTATGCTGCAGATTCTGGATGCGAAGGGCATCGGGTATATTTATAATCGCTCGACGAACACGATCACCTGCGGTGGCAATACCTACTTTTGTTTCGGTGCTGCGAATGAAGCTAGCCAGGACACGCTCCAGGGTTTGACTGCTGCAGGGGCGTTCGCGGATGAGGTTGCTTTGTTCCCCGAATCATTTGTAAATCAGATGATGGGTCGCTGCTCTGTGGAGGGCGCTCGTATTTGGATGAACTGCAACCCGGAGTCGCCCTATCATTTTATTAAGTCGGAATATATCGATAAGAGCGACGAGAAGCGGATTCTGCATCTGCATTTCACGATGGACGACAACCTATCGCTATCCGATACCGTCAAAGAGCGATATAAGCGAATGTATTCTGGGCTGTGGTATAAGCGGTTCATCCTGGGGCTATGGGTAATGGCTGATGGCATTATCTATGACATGTTTAATGACGCCAATCTCTATGATGAGCTCCCGCAGGAGGTTCGCGCTAATGCTCGTCGATACATCACCATTGACTACGGGACTTCAAACCCTATGGTATTCCTGGACTGCTACGACGATGGCGAGACCGTATGGGTTGATCGTGAATACTATTATAGTGGCCGTGACCGAGGCGTGCAGAAGACTGATATGCAGTACCTGAAGGACTTTAAGGAGTTCGTCGGTGAAGACTATCCGGACTTTGTAATTATTGACCCCTCTGCAGCATCGTTTAAGCTGCTGCTGCGGCAGAATAGGTATCGTGTAAAAGATGCAGATAATGATGTGCTCAATGGCATTCGCAAGGTCGCGAGTGCTATTTTTATGCGCCGATTAAAAGTCAATAGGTCTTGTAAGAATATGATAAAAGAGTTTATGTCTTATCTATGGGATGAAAAGGCTGCGGAGCGTGGTGTCGAGCAGCCGATGAAACAATTTGATCACGCAATGGATGCAATTCGTTATTTAGTAAATACTTTGATTAAGAGATGGAGGTTGCCAAGTGAAGAAAAATAAACGGAAGCGGGCTGTGGATAAAGGCTACAGTAAGAATGCGCCGACGGTGGAGAATAAAGCTGCTGCCGTGAATGATGCATTTCAGAACGTAGCTGCGCGCACCGGGTATGGCATGCCGAATTTGCTTAATGCAACATCTTACCCGCTGACCCGGCAGAGCTGGGACTTCAATAAAATAAATGCCATGTATCGTTCACACTGGGTGGTGCGCAATATTATTAGTGCTATTCCTGACGACATGTTGAAGAATGGATTTGATATTGTTTCTGATATTACTCCGGACCAGCGCGATAGGGTCGAAGGCTGCATGCGCAGAACCGGGTTGATTGAACGTATCAGGGAAGGCTTGTACTGGGGTCGTCTGTATGGTGGCGCTATCGGAGTTATTATTATTGATGGACAGGATGATAAGTTGGAAGAGCCTCTGGACCTGGACGAGGTAATGCCTGATTCGTTTAAGGGACTTTTAATTGTTGATCGCTGGACTGGTGTAAATCCGGAGAGCGAGCTCATTACTAATATAAATAGTCCTGAGTTTGGACTGCCTAAATACTACGATATCACCTTATCCGAGTCGCGCGTTGAAAATACGATGCGCATTCATTATTCGCGTGTGGTTAGGTTCCTGGGTGCTAAGTTGCCGTACATGGAAATGCTGGCAGAGAACTACTGGGGCATGTCGGAGCTGGAGCAGGTATTCGATGAGCTTAATAAGCGTGATAACGTATCCTGGAATATTGCGTGCTTGACGTTCATGGCTAATATCCGAGTGTTTAAAATGGAAGGTATGGAGCAGATATTCGGGCTCGGTGGCGAGAAGGCCGTTGAAGACTTGTACCGAACGGTTGAAGGCATGAATGCTATCATGAACAACAATGCGCTGCAGATTATCGGCAGCAATGATGCGTATGAATCACATCAGTTTGCCTTTGGTGGTTTGGGTGATATCTACGACCGATTCATGATGGATGTATCAGGCGCTTGTGGTATTCCGGTAACTAAATTATTCGGGCGTTCACCTGCAGGTATGAATGCAACTGGTGAATCGGATATGCAAAACTATTACGACCTTATTGAAAAGGAACAAGAGACTCGATTACGTCCTGTGCTGGATAAGTTGCTGCCGATTATTTTTACCTCAGAGCTGGGTGCTGTTCCGAATGACCTGGACTATAACTTCAATCCAGTAAGAAGAGCAAATGAAGCTGAAAAGCAAGACCTTGGCAGTCAGCAGACTACAGCAGTGACTCAGGCATTCACGGCTGGGCTTATATCTCAGAAGACTGCCTTGCAAGAATTACAGCAGTCTAGCAAGCGAACTGGAATGTGGACTAATATCACAGATGATGATATTGAAGCTGCGGACGATGATACGATTGCTATGGGGGAAACTACACCGGGTAACATGTTTGGCGGTGTAGACTCATTGCAAATGGTAGATACAGAATTTAAGGAAGAAGAACATCCAAGAAATAGGGAGGGCGAATTTTCTTCGGGGGGATAATACCTCGACTAATAGCGGTAATAATGGTAAAATAGAGCCATCCCCACAAGGTGCTAATAAATTAAATCATCGTGGTTTTAAAAGTAAAGCTGTGTTAAATAATCACTGGAATAAACATAGTAATGAGTTTCCGGAAGAGTTTAGTAATAAGGCCGAATACTTTGAATATTCAATTAATTTATTAGAATCTAGTACAAGTGATACTATTTCTGGACATATTAATCGATTGGGTCAAATTATTCGCTTTGATAAAGAAAAAAATTTATTTGTAAAAGGAAGCATTGAAAAAGGAATATTTACAATGTTTAGACCAAAAGCTGGGGTTAAATATTATAAGATTATGAAGGACAAGGATATAAAAAATGGCGGAAAAATTTAGATGTGAATGTTGTGACAACACACGTTAGAAGCACAAGATGAATATGATATTTGTGAAGTATGTGGATGGGAAGAAGACCCGTTGCAAAATGAAGATCCAGACTATGCTGGCGGTGCAAATCAGATGTCATTGAATCAAGCTCGAAAGGCATGGGCAAGTGGTAAAAAAGTATATTAAGGATAAGATAATGGATAATTTTAAAATAATTTACAAGATTTTATCTGCACTTGAATCCGCAATGGACCAAGATATGTTCGAGTTAGATGAAATTTCTCCAGAAAAATTAGGAATTTCTGAACCACGATGGAAAGCGATTATTGAAATGTTAGTAGCCGATGGTTATATTGCTGGTTTATTCGTAACGCGTGCAGTAAATGGAAATATGATTATTCAATGCCAGGCGCCTAGAATTACTTTAAAGGGCCTAGAATACTTGGATAATAATACTATGATGAAAAAAACATATCGATTGTTAAAAGGAGTAAAAGAAGTTACTCCGGGAATATAGAGGCACTCAGTATTGAGTGCTTTTTTGTGTCTGAAAAGGAGCGCCTATGTCAAAGTGGACTATTAAGCGAAGGACGGAGCTGGCGTATCAAAGGGCTGTCACCAGGTTGCTGGAGGACAGCTTTTTTATTTGTGTGACTTCTTTGTCGACGAATAATATGCTCGAAAAAATCAACGAATATATTGAGTCGCAGGCGTTTGCAGATTTTGCACAAGCCACGGCTGGCATGATGGTTAGTAATCTATTCGGAGATATTGGTCGGTCCTGGAGAGAGGCTGCACGGTTAGATAGTAACGGTCGTTTAATATATGACTTGCTTATGGATGACCTTGCAGGGGCTCGTGGTGAGACTATGCGAAGGATAGCCCAGGAGAATGCGCAGCTTATTAAATCATTACCCGCTAGTGTGGCTGACGATGTCACGGCCTATGTTATGCGGGAGACGTTGAAGGGGCGGCGCCCGGAAGACATCGAGAAGGACCTGCACAAGTTATTTCCGAAGCGAAGTAAGGCCAGGGCTAAGTTGATTGCTCGAACGGAAGCAGCGAAAACTCAAACGGCACTGCTGCGTAGTGATTGTGATTTGGTCGGTGCTGAATACTACTTTTGGCGCAGTTCCCATGATGCGCGTACGCGACATTCTCATAGTAGTATGGACGGGGTGTTGTGTAGTTGGCACGATCCACCGAACCCGGAACGGCTATTCCGAGAGAATAAGGTCAAGCCTTATGGTGAATATCATCCGGGGGAAACATTCAACTGCCGCTGCTATGCCGAGCCCCTGGTGAGTCGTAGTCAGCTCAGTGAAAATACATATCGAATGCATCAGAATGGTCGGATTGTCCGCGTGACCAAGGCCACTCTACTTAAGTTGATTTAACCGCTATATTCGTATGGCGGTTTTTTCATATAAATAAAATGCCGCTGAAAGGAGGTGATGTGATAATGGCTAAGGCATTTTATGGGTCTAGGTTTAGCGCTAATATGACCCGTACTCCGGAGGGCTTTTTAATTTGTCACAACGTGCCATTAGCACGCACGGGCGTGCAGCAGTACTTAGGCAGTGAAGTTGAGCGACCTGAAGAAGAGATTGTAGATGTATATCGGAACGAAGCTGAGGTATTTGCCCCAGCGACGCTAGCGAGCTTTGAAGGAAAGCCGGTGACTGACGAACATCCATCTCGATTTGTCGAACCGTCCAATGCGACTGCTTATACGAAAGGCACTTGTCAGAACGTCCGCCGTGGCTCCGGGAATGAGTCGGATCTTATTATTGCAGACCTTGTTATTTATGACGCTGTGCTTATTGCTGAAATCGAAGCGGGTAAGCGTGAAATCAGTGCTGGGTATTATTGTGAGTACAAACCGTTTAAAGATGGCCTAGAGCAATCTAATATCATATGCAATCATGTGGCGGTTGTTGCTAATGGACGTGCCGGGGCGCGTGTGGCTATTAAAGATAGTCAGGTTGTTAATGTTAAGAAAGGTAGGAAACGTATGGCAAAGAAAAATGTAAGTATATGGGATCGTATGTTTAACGCGCTCGTAAACGACGAGGATACGACCTCTGAAGAATTAAGAGAAGCAGCTGAGGCTATCGCTGAAAAAGAAGAACAAGCGGACAGCGAAGTTGAAAATGAAACGGCTGCTGCCGATGAAGATATTAAGCAGGTAGTTAGCGATGCTTTATCTCCGGTTTTAAAACGCTTAAGTCAAATCGAGGCTATGTTGGTTAAGGATGAAGAACCTGACGACCTTCAGAAGCTCGAAGATGAATTATCTGAAGGTACTGAACAACCGGAAGAGGCCACAGACGACGATGGTGAAGAATCTGTAACTGTGGATCCGGAAGACATGACCGAAGATAGTGAAGACGAATCCGAAGAAAAGCAGGCTGCTGATAAGGCGATTGCCTTGAATTTATTCCGTAAGATGAAGCCGGTTATCTGCGCTATGAAAGGCGCTGAACGTAAGCAATCGACCGACGCATTGCGTGCTGCATTGGCTCCGTATATGGATAAAAAGACAGCTAAAACTAAACCGGCTGTTGCTGGTGGCTATGCTGCTTTAAATAGTCGCAAGACTACTGATAGTAAAGTGGAAGGCAATTTTGGTGAAGCCTGCCGCAAATTTAATCCGCATTATAAAGGAGGTAAATAATCATGCCAGGAAGCGTAATTGGAACAACTTTAAACAATGGATACCCAGGGCAGATTAGTCGTCACGGGGATGAAGTATCTCGTACTTTTGCAGTGAAAAAGGATACTGAAAACATTTTATTCGGTGCACCGGTAGCCCTCAATGATGATGGCACGGTGCAATTATTTGGTGATGGTCATACAGCAGATAAGTTCGCTGGCGTTGCTATGCGTCGAGTGAAATCTGCTACTGAGTGGCCTAATCAATCTTTCGGAGTATACCGTCCGGAAGAAGCCTGCGACGTTTTAGAACGTGGTTCTGTCGTTGTTGAATGCTTGAAGGGCACACCTAAGCCTGGTGGCAAAGTATATGCTTACATTGCTACCAAGAATGGTTTCGCTGCTGAAGCTGATGGCTCCAATACTGTAGAGCTCACAGGTGTTCGTTGGTCCACCGGCAAGGACAGCAACAATGTTGCTGAACTCACCATTTTAATTCGTGCTGGTATCTAGAATAGGAGGATAAATATATGAAGAGAATTACAATGCCATCTATGGCTGGTGGCGCCGTACCAACTATGGACGCAGCTGCCGTATCTAGTGGTTTAGCGGTTTTGGTGTCTGAGCTTGAAAAGCAAGACCCTCGATTACGTGAACCGTTAACTTCGACCACCTACGCTCGTGACATTACTATTAATGCTGGCGGCGGCTGGATTGAAGCGACGTCTAATTTTAATGTAAACTATGCTGCTGTTGGGGGCGGTACTGATGGTAGCGTTGGTGGCGTGCAGAATGCGATTCGTCGGATCCAGGCTGATGTAAGCAAGGACGTATGGCCAGTGCTTCCTTATGAAATCACCATGTCTGTAAAATTCATCGATGTACAGCGTGGTACGGTTACTGGTCGCAGCATTGAAAAGATGTACGACGATGGCGTGCGTTTAGATTTCGATAAATACATGGATGCCAATACCTATATTGGCTTGCCTAACTATGGCACCAAGGGTTTGGTGAACCAGGACAATGTGGCTGCTGTATCTGTGGCAAATGGTAAGTCCGGTAAGACCGAATGGGTCAATAAGACTATTGAAGAAATTTTGGAAGACATCAATCGAACTATCTTAGATGCATGGGCAAACTCCGGTTATGATAACCGCGCAATTCCGAATCATGTGTTGATCCCACCGCAGCAGTATGCTTATCTCGTGAAGACTCCATTCTCTGTTGCTGGTGTTAATGGCTCTATTAGCATGCTGGAATATTTGAAAAATAATAATATTGCAAAGGATAAAGGCGTCGACTTATTTATTGGCGAATGTCGTTGGTGCGCGGGTGCCGGTGTAGGTGGTACTGACCGTATGGTTGCTTATGTCCATGACGACTATTTTGTGGACATGGATATGCCTGTACAGTTACAGCGTGCCATGACTCAGCCGGTTGCTGGTACTGCTAGCTATGACAGCTTATATGTTGCTAACGTAGGCGTTGTAAAAGTACATTATTTCGAACCGTTTAGCTACCGCGATGGTATTTAATAGGAAAGGATGATTCGATGTTTTTATTTTCTAAGAAAGCATTAGGGTTCCGCGATCCGAATACGAATGAAATTATCTACGTCCGCAAAGGTGATGTAACCGAAGTTCCGGACTGGGTGGCACACGATCCATTGTTTAAATGGGCCGTAGCTGAAGGTTCTATCTCTACGGTTGAGCAGAAGGCGCAGGTGGCCGTTGAAAAGAAAGCGGAAGAGCCTGTAGAGGCTCCGGTGGAAGAACCTGAACCTGTGGCAAAGAAAACCACTAGTCGGACTCGTAAGTCTGCTGCGAAGGAGTAATCGTTATGGCTATTACTAGTGTATATCAGGCAATCGTTGCGGCTAGTAATATTCGTCGTAGTGAAAATCCATCGTTCACGGCTACTGATTTTATGGCGCTATATCCTAAGTTCGTAGATGTAAGCGAGGAAATGATTGAGGCATGGGTGCAAATCGCTCATGCTTCATTATCGTATGCAAGGTGGCATGAGTGGTGGCGTATCGGCATGGGCTTATTTATTGCGCATCACTTAACGCTGCTTGCTAATCCTGCTACAGCTGACACTATTGAAGGTGGCTTGAGCAGAGGTGTTGCTAGTTCTAAGTCGGTGACTGACATGTCGATTTCCTATGATGTTTCGAGCATCGCAAACGAATGCGCCGGCTGGGGCACCTATGGTCAAACGACTTATGGGCAACAGTTAGTTCAGTTCGCCCGCCTGGTAGGTAAAGGTGGAATGACCGTATGGTGAGAGCTGCTGTTACCCGGCAAAGTAATATGGCTGCCTTTAAAGCGCGTATTCGTGAGATTGCAAAGACACGGGTGCTAGTTGGTATCCCTCAAGCAAATAGTTCACGGTCCGCTGATGGTGGCGGTGGCATTACTAATGCGGAGCTGCTGTATATCCACACTCACGGTGTCCGGCAGCAAACTATGCGCCAGGACATGAAGTCCGATATGGACCAGGGGAAGAAGTACAGCGAGGCGTATCAGTTATATGTGCAGTCTCATGGTTCCCTGCTATGGCATAGTCCACCGCGTCCGGTCCTGGAGCCGGCTATGGATTATCACAAGGACGCGATAAAGGTCGACTTGAGTGAAGCTGTGAAGTTGTATCTGCAGACCGGTCGAGATACGGGTTATCGAAAGGTAGGCATGTTTGGTGCTGCGATGGCCAAAGGCTGGTTTGAACATCCGGCTAATGGCTGGGCTCCGAATTCGCCTAAAACCATTATTAAGAAGGGCTCCGAAAGTCCTTTGATTGACACTGGTGCAATGCGTCAGGCGATTACCTATGTTGTAGACAAGGGGGTTGTATGATGCTTGATATTAGTTTCTTGCTATCTGATCCTGTTTTTTGCACCCGATTCACATTGATGTCGAATACCAGTGAATGGGACAACGGTCGTCATTCTGTGGTGACTAAGAAGAAGGTTGTCGTAGGGGTCGCCAGACCTACTAGCGGAGATGACCTGGAGTTATTGCCGGAAGCCGATAGGGTTTCTGGATCCATGACTTTTTTAGCCAAGTCGCCTATGCGATTGAGTGATGGTGAATCTGCTATGTTTATCGAATATCAGCGAAAGCGCTATAAGATTATCCATGCGGATGACTTCAATGAAAACGGCTTTTATAAGGCCATTGCCACTTATGTGGAGGTGACCGATGATGCCTAAGAGAACGTTCGTCGAGGTGGAGAATCTATTTCGAGACCTCTTATGTGACATTCTGGAATTACCCATCGATAATAAGCAGATAGTGTTTAGCTACCAAGCGACTGGGGTTCCGGGCTGGAAACATGATCAGGATAAATTATTCATTCGCTTAAATGAGCTGGACGATGAGTATTCTAAGTTCCGCAGTAGTCTCTATTATCCGAATGAAGAAACTGTTATAAAGTCGACCTCTCGTACGCGCGTATGGGAGGTTTATTTAATTGCATATGGACCTCATGCTTGTGATGTCCAGAATCAGATTAAGGACGGTGTGTTTTTACAGAAGGCACGCCGGTTTTATTTTAAAAATGATATTGCCCTCGTCACGGATTATCCACAGGCGCTGCGTGTGCCGGAGCTATTCAATGGCCGCTGGTGGGAGCGCTGGGATATGAGGTTGCGTTTTAACGAGCTTTATGTTGTGACCGAGGATGTAGGCAGTATCGAAGATGTTCAGATTTTTGTAAATGAACCGAAGGAGGAATAAAGTATGCCAGTAGTACCATTGCCTATGGATGACATTGTGCGCATCGTTGTGAACCTGTCTAGTGTGTCTGCGACGCGTAAGGCATTTGATTTGTGCTGCATTATTGGTGATAACGCAGTTATCCCTGCCGATGAACGTGTGCGCTTGTATAATAGCGTGACTGAAATGGCGCAGGACGGTTTTACTACCGAAAGCCGTTTATATAAGGCGGCGCAATTATTATTTAGTGGTCGTCGTAAGCCACCACGCATTTTAGTCGGAACACTCAAGACCGGTGAAAAACCGATTGATGCATTAAAGGCCTGTCGTGAAGTAAATAGCGACTGGTATGTTGGTTATGTGTGCGCGGACCTGCAGGCGTCTCAGATTGTTGAAATGGCAGAATACATTGAAGCGGTTACTCCGGACAGTGTGCTTGCTTATACGACCTCTGACGCTAGTGTAAAATCTATGGCCGATGATAGCGTAGGCGTGATGCTTAAGAATAAAAAGTTCCGCCGATCCATTGGTCAATTCTCCACCAAGCATCCGGACGCCATTTTAGGTGTAATCGGTTATGCGATGGGCTCCATGACGGGTTTAGCGAAAAGTGCTTATACCCTGGGCTATAAAGCCGAGGTCGGTGTTGAGACTGAAAACAGTACCAGCCGTTTAAGCTCTACTGAGTTCAATAAAATCACCGGGGCAAACGTTAATGTGTACGTCAACCGTGGCGGTCAGTATGACGGATTTGAACCTGGTAAGTTAGCTGACGGGACATGGTTTGATGAACTTATCTTTACAGATAAATTCAAGAATGACACCCAGTTGTCTATTATGGACTTGCTTTATAGCGTGGATAAGATTGCCGGCGAAGAAACTGGCGTTACTCAAATCATCACTAAAATTACGGAAGTCTGTGAGGACTACCGTCGAATTGGATTCGTTGCTGAGTCCGGTAAATGGATGGGGTCTAATATTTTAAATTTAAAATATGGCGACGTGTTGCCTAACGGCTACTTGATCCAATCTGAACCTGTGAATGACCAGTCTCAGGCCGATCGTGATGCTCGTAAGTCTCCACCTATTTATGTGTCGCTTAAATTATCCGGCGCATATCAGTACATTACTATACAGGTCGACGTTAACCGTTAAGGGAAGGAGGAATAAATTATGCCGAAAGCACATACTACGTACAGCTTTACTGATGTTTCCGCGGTGCTCTCTCACCCTAGCTATGGCCAGTTCGCTATGGAGGGTGAAGGCATCGGTGACTTCTCTATTAATAAAACGACAGAACGTACTGCACATGATGTGGCTGCAGATGGCCATATTATGGTATCTAAAATCGCAGGTAATAATGGTACGATTACCATTAATGCGCAGCAAACGTCCGCGCTGCATAATTGGCTACAGGGTTGTTTTAACTACTGCTGGGCAGCCGATACCGATGAATGGGCTAGAATTACTTTAACCATTCGTGCTCCTAAGATGGGCAAAATGACCATTGCTACAGGGGGCTCTTTTAATAAGGAAGCCGATGAACCGTTCCAGGCTCAAGGTCAACGTGTTGCGTGGACTTTGATGTTCGCTGATGTACAGAAAATGAACTTTGCATAGGGGGTTAAGTAATGAGCAGAGCAGAATTTAAAGAATTCGAAGTTGGTGGACGTAAGTTCCAGGTGAAGCGTTTCGATGCTCTCACTGGTTCCTATATTGCGTTTACCTTATTCGAGAAGATTTTACCGGTAATCATGGGGAATAAGGACCAGTTCATCGGATCTAAAACCCCGGATGTATCTGCGGATAAGTTTAGTGAAATGCTCCCTTCTACCTTATTTAAAATGAGCCGTGAAGATTTCACGGCTCTCCAGAAGGACTGCTTGAAAGTGTGCTATGAAGTATTGCCTGCAGGCTTGACACCTGTTATTGGGGCTAATGGCCGCTGGGGTATTATTGGCGTAGATACGGATACTGGACTTATTTTACGCTTGACTATTGAAGCACTGTTATTTAATTTACTTGGTTTTTTCAAAGAAGGCGGCTTGAGTTCCTTGGTGACGAGTCTGAACAGCAGCACCTCGGCTACCAAGTCGTCGAATGCGTGAATTTAGATAATTTTGCGTATGCTCCTGTATTTCATGGCATGTGGAAACAGCATGAGGTATTTGACGGGACATATAGCCTGGAAGATTTATTAGACGCGCACGAGATGTTACTTGTTATGGCCGAGAATAAACGCCGTGCGGAAGATTATGCAGCGTCGCAGAGGGAGGTGGATTAGTTGGATAATGTTATAGAGTCGTATTTGATAGCGCTCGGTGTAGATATCGATAAGTCGGATTTCGCTGAGGCGGATAAGGCCATTAATGGATTATCGGCTAAGATCACCTCGAATGCGGCTCAATGGGGTAAGGCTAGTGGTATTGTCATCGGTGCTATTTCGGGTATCGTTGGTAGTATTACCGGCATGGTGGCAAGTGCGGCCAAGCAGGATTTGGCGATGCAAAAATACGCCACATCAATGATGATATCTACTGGTCAAGCTACCAAGATGAAAGAGGCCCTGGACGCTCTGGGTGAATCTGCTGCTGACGTGCAAACTAATATGGAGTTGCGGAGCCGGTACAATGCATTACTGCAAGATGCCGACGCGATTACTCCGGATAGTGACTATAGCACGGTCATGAGGCAAGTGCGTGACATCATGTTTGAGTTCACTCGTTTGAAGCAGGAGGCCAGTTATGCTATCAAGTGGATAAGTTATTACTTGGTAAAGGATTTTATCGGTCCGCTTGAAAAGGCAGGATTCTCGCTACGATCCATGAACGAGTACATAAAAAATAACATGCCACGCATAACTCGTAATATTGCAGATGGGCTGGGCTATCTTATTAATATTGGACTTAATTTCATGAGGGCGCTTAAGACCCTCGGTATGGGATTACTTAATATCTGGAATAGGCTCCCGCACAGTATAAAAGTAACGGCTGTTGCTATGGGGGCCTTTTTTGCATTACTCCGGGCAAGTCCGGTCGGTAGGCTAGTAGCCGTAATTAGTATGCTGTTACTGCTGCTCGACGACTTCTATGCTTACATGGATGGTAAAGAGTCAGAGCTTGGTCCTTACTGGCAAAAATTAATTGATTTTTGGAATAGCATTAGCGACGATGTAAATGCTGCCACCGATGCTATTTTTAACTTCCTAAACGCTGTTTCTGAAAGTAAAGAATTGGCTGAGTTTACGGACGCACTGGGAGACCTCTTTGGTGCGGTTTGGGACTTAATTATTGCTATTGGAACTTTGGTTGCTGATACATTTAGAGAGCTCTGGAATGCATTACAAGAAGTTGGTCTAGTTGATGATTTCAGCGAGTCTATGAAGGCGCTGGTGCATCATTTTACAGACTTTATTAAGCTAGTCAGTGAAGGCATTAAGGCTATTGCCAAATTTCTGAAAGAGCTAGGCAAAACCGAAGGGTTCAGACAGTTCATCCGGTTGCTAGGTGAGTTCCTCGGAATACTTTGGGATATCGTATCGACTATCGTTGGTGCAGTGTATGATGCCCTCTCTGGCTTATGGGACATTTTCAAAGACTTAGGTGTACCTCGTGAATTCACGGACGCTATGGGTGAGATGTTCCAGGCATTTATTGAGCTCGGTAAGGGTGTAGCCAATCTTATTAAGCTGCTGATTAAACTATTTAAGTGGTTAGTCGGTGATCCGCGTGTTATGCCATTCTGGAAGGGAGTCGGTGTTGCTCTCGGTAATCTCGTCAGTGTTTTATCTACGGTATTATCCAAGCTTGGTAAAATTGGACGGGTTATTGGATTGCTGCTGCAAGGTAAATTTAGTGAAGCTGCAGCTGTAATGGGATTTGGTGGTGGCGCTCCAGACTTAGGCGAGGTAAATGGCAATGCTGGTGCAGGTGTAGAAGCCTTAGTTAAAGGCGGCATGTCGGAAGTTGCGGCGGCAGGTCTTATTGGTAATATGACAGCTGAGTCTAGTCTAGACCCTACGACCAGCATTATTGATAGTAATGGGCTGCGTTCAATTGGTATTGCTCAATGGAATGGTGAGCGTGCTGATAAACTTGAAGCCTATTTGAAGTCTAAAGGTATCAACGATTTGAGCGATAGTCGCTCATTTGGGGCTCAGTTAGAGTATGCTATCAAAGAGCTGAAAGAAGATTTTCCTGATGTTTGGGCTGACCTCCAAAATGCAAAAACCGTGCAGGAGGCATCGGACATAATTCTCACCCGCTGGGAGAAACCGGAAGACCAATCTCAATCTGTAAAAGATTATCGTGCAGGCCTTGCTAACCAGGCGTATACTGCTTATTCCGAAGTGAAGAATAAACCGCAGCCTAATAATGAAGGCAGTGGTGTTGGTGCTGCGGTCAGTCAAATGGCAAGCTCGATAGGTAATGCTATTGAAGTGCAATGGGATGCTGCAGTGGAAACTGTCGGGAATAAGATGGAAGAAATTAAACAGGGTGCTGCAAGATTGTATGACTCTATCGGGACCATGACCGGTCCGTTTGGAGGTCCGTCTTATTTTGTGAATCCTGCAACGACTAGCACGAGCAATCGCATCGGTGATATTAATGTATATGTCACCAACTCAAATGCGAGTGCTGCTGATATTGGCAATGCCGTTGCTGGTAAAGTTTCATCGGCAATCAATATGCCTGAAAGACCTATTGTTGCTGTAAGAGAAAGGAGAGGGAGTATCGGATGAGCTTATCCTTCTATATGAGAGACTTTGGCTCCTACGTTGGTAACTATGCGAAGCAGATTACTAGCAGCAAGCCGGCTTGGTTAAATTTTACCAAGGATGTGGCCAAGCTAACCGGTCATACTAAGCTCCTGGATCTGACGACCGGTTATAATAATCTGGAGCGGTTTATATTCAAGACTAACGGCTGGACTATTGGTGGACTGGCCTTTGATGGCATCATGAAGACCGAGCATACGGCAGAGGTTAAAGCGACTACCTATCCGGTGCAAACCGGGGCGGTCATGACTGACCATGCTATCGTGTTGCCGAAGGTGCTTGATATTGAAATCATGGTGTCGGACGCCACGCCTGGGAACTCCCTGAGCGGAATTAAAACTACAAATCGATTATTGAATGCTGTGGTGGACTTTGGGGTCCGCCGTTTTTTGACAAATGGTAATGTAGTGGCTGGTAATAACCGGTCCGCTGCCACGTATGCTATTTTGAAGTCTATGGTTGAAGCCAGAGTGCCGATTACTGTAGTGACGCGCCTGGGCACGTATCACAACATGTTGCTTGTTAAATTAAATAGTCCGGACGATGTTAAGACTCAGTTCGCGTTGCATGCATCGCTCCACTTGGAAGAGGTGCAGGTCGGTGATGTGGCCGAGGTAACGGTTTCTGCGCGCAGTCAGACCACCAATCAAACTAACGGTGGCAATAAAGCTGTAACGGAAGCTCCGTCGAACCAGAATAAGAGTGCATTGAAAGCGATGGGCGATGTGGTGCGTAGACTATAGGAGGTGTTTTAAATGTATAGTGTGATACCGATTACGGCTGCGCCTAATCAGACCTTTAGTTGCAAGGTGCCGGTCGATGGTAATAATTTAGTTCTGCATTTTAAAACTCGTTATAATGAGGTCGCTGGTTATTGGCTCATATCGCTGACTACCAACGATGTAGAGCTATTGCGTAACTTGCCTGTCCTCCCCGCCGATAATATTTTGGAGCAGTTTGGCTATTTGAAAATTGGCTCCGCGTACATCACGAAGAGTGATGCGGTGAAAGAACAATGGCCGACTGCTGATACCCTGGGGACGGAGTGGTCGTTGATTTGGAGTGATACGCCATGAGTGATTTTATCGATACTACGAAAATTAAGCGGACTGATAATAAATCAGCAGCTCAGGCTGCGATTGATAATGCCTTTAGTGCGATAAATAATAAATTATATGGTCGCCAGTGGCGCGTTTTAATTCAAACTAAAGAGGATAAAGCGTTGGATGTAACAGAGCTCCGGTGCACGTTTACCATCAATAAGTATGCAACTGGACAACCGTCCGTGTGTCATCTGATGATCTATAATTTGAATGCTCAAACCGAAGGCAATATTATCAAGGAAGGTTTCTATGTACAGCTCGAAGCAGGTTATGCTGCGCAGTACGGTATTATTTTCTCAGGGCAAATTATTCAGGTATTTCGCAATCGCGAAGAAGGTATCAACTATCGTTTGGAAATACTGGCAGTCGACGGGTCCGCGTTCCTGGATCTAAATTTTGTGCGAACTACACTGGCTGCAGGTAGCACTCCTCGTGATGTAGTCGTCAGTCTGGCATCGGTTTCGAAGCAACCAATCGAAACCGAAGAGGTGTCAGAGAATATGGACCAGGCGAAGCTGCCACGTCCGAAGGTATTATTTGGACGCCCGAAGGACTATCTGAACGATATCTCCAAGGGTAACGGCAGCTTTTATTGGATAAATGATGGCAAGCTCACGGTGCGCAAGTTCACGGACCCGATTCCTGAAAACCATTGTATTGTTCTTACCCCTACTACGGGGCTGGTCGGTACACCGGAATATACGGACGAGGGCATTCGAATTGTATCGTTGCTTAATCCTTTGATTGTAGTTAATGGCATGATCAAGATTGATAATTCTATTATTAATCGGCAAGCTATAAATCTACCGAATGGTAAGGGTGGCGGTCAGCAGAAGCAGTCGCAGCAGAGTGTCTTTGACCAAGATGGAGAATATCAGGTGTACTCGATACACCATGCTGGCGACACTCACGGCGAAGTTTGGACTACGGAAGTAATTGGAATCGGTCGTAATGGCCGAGCAGGGTTACCTTTAATGGTAGATTCTGCCGAGCAGGACATAAGGGGGTGATGTGATTGATACCAATTGAAGAACGAGTTAAGACTGATAGTCTAGACCAGTTTATGGATTATTATGACAGGGTGCTGCGCGTGGCTATGCCAGGTATAATTACTGCATTTAATCCTGACCGGCAGACCGTATCTGTTAAACCGGCGATTCGTGAAAAGCTAATTGATATTGATGGCCGCTCTGAATGGGTTGAGATTCCTGAGCTGCAAGAGGTGCCATTATTCGTGTACCGAGCTGGGAACTATGCATTGACCCTACCGGTTACCGTTGGTGATGAGTGTCTAGTTATTTTTGCAGACATGTGCATTGATGCTTGGTGGCAATCTGGAGGAATTCAGAATCAGGTTGAGCGTCGGCGACACGATCTATCGGACGCTTTTGCTATCCTTGGATTTACCTCTCAGGTTAAGAAGTTAGGCGGTTACTCTACCGGCACGGCGCAGCTGCGCACGCTTGGGGGTGGATCGTATATCGAATTGGCAGACGGAACCATTAATATTGTTGGCGATGTAAATATCACGGGGCATTTGACTACTTCAGAAAATGCTATTATTAAAGGCATTTCGATTGAAAGTCATGTGCACTCTGGTGTTATGTCTGGTGGTAGCACCACAGGAGGTCCGAAATGAGATATCGTAAATTAGACGCTAGTGGCGACTACACTTTTGGATCCGGAAGTAGTTGTTTTATCACCGATCATGATGCGGTGGTGCAGGCTATCGTGACGCGGCTTAAATTATGGAAGTACGAATGGTGGGAAGACCTCGAAGAGGGAATTCCTATGCGCGACTTGCTCGGTAGTCGTGATTTAGATTTGGCCGAGCGTGAAATTAAAGACCGGGTTCTGGGGACTATTCATGTGAATAGTCTCCTTTTTTTTGAACTCTTACATAATCCAGATACGCGCGAGCTCAAAGTTTCTTTTATCGTGGATACAAACTTTGGGCCGGTAAATGTTGAGGAGGTTGATGTGAATGGCTTATAGGGCACCTTATATAGATGCTGCCGGATTGCATATTCCTACCTACCAAGAGATACTGGAGGACATGATTGCAGACCATAAGGCTATTTATGGCGAAGATGTGTATCTCGAACCGGATAGCCAAGATTATCAGTATATCTCAATCCATGCGTTGAAAATCTATGACTGCATGCAGCTGCTTGAGATTATTTGGAATAATCGTAGCGTTAAGACCTCGGTCGGGACGGGGCTCGATTCTGTCGTTAAGCTGAATGGCATCCACCGAAAGGCTGCATCGCATTCCATGGTGGATTTGGAATTGACTGGTGATGTTGGTGCGGAAATTGTGAATGGGGTGGCATCGGATGAATCTGGAAATAAATGGAAATTACCTGAAAAAGTTACATTTACTACTGCGACAGTTACGGTTACCGCCGTAGCGGTGGAACTTGGTGCTGTGAAGGCACTGGCGCATGAAATTAATAAAATATCGACTCCGACTAAGGGCTGGGTTAGTGTGGATAACCCGGCAGCGGCGATTCCTGGTCAGCCTATCGAAACCGATGAGGCATTACGCTCCAGGCAAAGCATATCGGTGGCGACTCCGTCCTTATCGATGATTGATAGCTTAATTGCCGGAGTAGCTGCTGTCGATAATATTCAGCGGTTCGCGGTGTATGAAAACGACACCAATGTTACCGATGACAATACTGTGCCGGCGCACTCGGTGTGCGTTGTGGCCGAGGGTGGCCTTGATACTGATATTGCAAGAGTTATCTATAAACGTAAGGGACCTGGGACGGGAACCTATGGCGATAAGCATGTAGTGATTACCGCTGGCAATGGCACTCCGGTGGATATTAAATTCTTCCGGGCTAAGCCTAAGCCGATTTATGTCGCTATGAAGATTAAAAAATTACCTGGGTTCACTCGTGATATCGAAGCGGCCATTAAAACTAATGTGACCGAATATTTGGATACTCTGAAGATTGGTCAGGAAGTGTATGCGACTCCATTATGGGCGGCTGCATCCAAGTCGATGCAGGACCTCAAAGCTCCGTCTTTTGTGATTACTGAATTGCAGTTGGGTGAATCTGAAACTAGTCAGAATCTGCAGACGGTCGTTGTTGATTTTAATGAGGTGGCAGCCTATGGTGGCATCCGGGTGGAAGAGGTGTTGTAAATGGAACTGCGTGAACATTACCTCGCTTTGGTAACGCCAGAGCACGCGGACAAGCCAAAGTATATGGCGATGCTGCGGAATACCTTTAAATATACAGACGACATATTCGCGCTTGCAGTCGACCTGGACGATAAGTTTGATGTAGACCAAGCGGAAGGTGCGCAGCTTGATGTTGTCTCCGAATTTGTCGGTGTGAATCGGCAGGTTGCCTACGATCCATATGCGGGTGTGTCATCGATATTGAATGACCATTTATTCCGTACTATTTTGAAGGCTAAAATCTGCCAGAACATGTGGCAAGGTGACATCGATGAATTAGCGGATAAATGGGCTGATGTGTTGCCTGAATATGTGCTGGGCATCAAGGATAATATGGACATGACTATGGATGTTTATATGGTCGGCCCGACCGAGCCGCTGCTCACTGAATTATTGCAAAAAGGATATATTGTACCGAAGCCTGGAGGGGTGCGTGTTAACTACTATGCATCCGAACAGGCTCTTTTTGCGTATGATGTTGACGTTCCAGGGCTGCGAGGATATGACCTTGGTTATTGGTCGAAGGACATCACAGAATATCCGGCATTTAGTTATGAAAAGGACGAATTGCATAACCGCGGTTATGACCAAGGTTATTGGATTTAATTTGAAAGGAGGACATTATGCCAGAAAATAATTTCATGATTTTTAATGAGGCGTTCAAGGAAATCGATACAATGAACGACTCTGAATACCAAGCTGCGACGCAGCGTCAGAAAGGTGTGGCCTCCGGTGTTGCTGACCGTCGGTTACATAATAAATTTTATCGACAGGCATCGATTATGGTGAAGTCGTTAGCGAACTTTATTGAAGCCCAGGGGCAGGATGCAACCGACGATGATGAAAGCGTATTGCTCGATTCCCTGCAAAATGCATTTTCTGCGTTCATTGGCACCTTGCTTGAATCTCATGATGGGGATGCTAATGCGCATGCGAAAATCAGACAGATGATCACGAATGCTGTATCGAGTGCATCGAGTGGTCTGTCTAGTCATAATATGAGCAGCAGCGCTCACTCTGCAAAGTTCGCTGAGTATCTGAAACTCTCTACAGGTGGAACGGTCGCTGGTCCGACTACATTTAAGAGTAGCGTAACGATGCAGGCTGCATCGACTATTCCGACCCAGCCGACGAGCTCGAATAATACTAATATTGCGAATACGGCCTTTGTTAAGGCTGCTTTGTCAGCGTTCCTCACGGATCGTAATTTTATTAAGGCGGTCATGGATGCTATCGGGTCTGAAACGTTATCGCAGTATGGGGTTAAATACAATTTTGATAATCCAAACGCCTGGAGCATCAGCCTTGGTCGACTTTTTGGGGGATTGATTCTCCAAGGT